CCGAGCAGCAGCGAGAGCACCCGCGTCCACACGACCTCCGGCCCCACCGCCTGTCTTGTAGGCAACGGACAGGTTGCCGATGGGGATGGCACCGTTCACCCCGTTGCCAAACCGTAACGTGGCGCGGTCATTCTGATCCACTGTTACCGTGTAGTGGAGGGAGACTGCGGAGGAGTCTAGGAAGTTATCAACCTCGGTGTAGGTGCCGTTGCCTGCGGCCACTTCGGCGGACCCGTCGAGGTATGGGATCTGTGGGAGGATGAACTCCTGGTTGGGGAGCCCGTCTGAAACGAAGGAGCTGTCCTGTCCTTCGCTGTTCTCGCAGGTGGCAGTCACCTCGGGGGGAGCTGCACCCGCGTTGACGGTCGCAGCCGTGAGGAGCTGGTAGGCGATTGGTTCTGTAATCTCCTGCGTCAGGACACGGGTGCCGGCAGGAAAGGTGACACTGCCGGCTGGCGCAGCGTCCAGCGTAAGGGTGACGTCCACGGTAGCGGCCGAGGCCGTCGCTGCCTCGTAGCCAACGAGCTTGGCCAGACCCAGTACAGCCCGCCGCTGCGTGGCCGTGACGATTCGGGAATTGAGCGCCTGGTTGTCCTGATAGAAGACCAGCACGTCACCAACGAAGGCATACAACTCCAGCAGGATGTTCCCGAAGTTGGCGACGTTATAATCCGTCCACTCGGGGAAGACGGACCGCACGAGGTTCTGGAGCCTGAGCTTGAGGCTGTCAAAGTCCTTGTCGGAATAGTCGGTGGAGAGAGGTAGGAGCCCCATGTTCGCCTCATGCTGCAATCTGGAAGGTCTGCTGGACGTCAGGCAGCAGGACTTGGTTGCCAGCAGACTGAGCCTGGATGACGTCGTAGGCGATCACAATCTCCAGCACGTTGAGGCCACCATCAGCCGTCGCCTTGCGCTCGATGGTCGTGCGCTTGATCCTGACGCGCGGCTCCCAACGTCGAAGGGCATCGACCACGTAGAACCTAGCAAGCTCTTGGAGGGCCTCGGTGTTGGCGCGATGCCGCAACAGGTACAACAAGGAACCGAAGTCGGGGTTCCAGGGCAACTCCCCCGTGGTGAAGTCGGATGAGGCGCGGGTGCCGAGCACCTGCCCGACACAAGCCCGCACAAGGGCGAGGCCCGACCCGTGGGCAAAGTCGTTTTTTTCGTCGCGGGAGAACGGGCGCAGCAGGCCGTTGCCCAGGTGTGCGTTGGCACCGAGCTTGACCACGCGATCCAGCGGCGACACCTGCGTGTCCTCCGCGAGGGGCGGCGCGCCAGGGATCGCAACAGGCCAGGAGTAACTCGTGACTGCCATCAGGAAGCCTCGTTGCCTGACTCGTCCAGGGCGAAGACGTTGAAGGTCGCGGGAGACGAGGGCCAGCCCCCCGTGCGCAGGACGGTGTAGCGGAACCCATTGGTGACGAGGACGCGCTGGCTGCTCGTCTGATACAGGCCGCGGAAGGCGAGCCCGTTGTGGACGACCTCTTCGATGCCATCGGCGAATACTGCGTGGACGATGATGCGGCGGAAGGCTCCGCTATCGTCCGTCACCTCGAAGGTGATGGGCTGCGTTGGTGAGATGGTGCCGCCCAGCGCTGGGCTGAAGCTGCCCACGACAGGCGGGGTCGTGTCAGGCGGGTCGAGCGCGGGGCCGAGATTGAGGAGAGTGACCTCGTGGTCCGCATCGATGGAGACGGGAACGGCCCCGGAGATGGAGGGGAGGACGGTGGCAGCGAAGTCGGCCATCAGGAACTAGTCGGGGTGGTGGCGCCGTCCCAGGAGAAGGCGAGAGCGCCGAGGTGGATGTAGGCTTGCGTGCCGTAGGTGTCCGCTTGGGTCCGCGCCGTCCCGGCCCAGAAGTGGTTCACGGACACGCCGCGGTAGGAGCCCGTCCCCGTCGAGGCTCGCTTGGCGTGGACGGCAGGGAGCAGCAGGTCGTTCCCCGTTCCAATCTCGGTTGGGGCGTCCCCCGGCCAAACAAAGCCCGAACCAGTCGAGGGCTCTAGCGCCGGGCAGGACGTCCAGGTTGTCGTCCCGGGCCGGAAGCCCTGGAACCCGTAGTTGCCTCCGGAAGCCGCGGATTCAGAAGCGCAGTTGGCGGCGCTGAGGGCTGCCCGGTTGAACAGGAACACGTAGGGCCGCGTATCTCCAGCGTCGCCATTCTGGAGCGGGAGGAAGGCGAGGAGGGCCTCGCTGGTCGTAAAGTTCCCGAGCGTGTGTTCCCAGACCATCCAATAGGGCGTTCCAGAAACGGAGTCATCGCAGGCCACATGAACCCGCTTGTTTACCGCGTCGCTAATGTTCGTCGCCCAGAAGGAGATCCCGTTGGTGGGGTGAGCCGCGGAGGTCGGGAGGGTCGAGGAGCTTCCTCCGGTGTAGTCCGCGGCCGGGTTCACGAGGATGTTGCAGGCGAGAGCGTTCGCCGTGAAATCGAAGAGGATCTGGAGGGAGCTGTCCGGGCTCTCCATCACCACCCAGGAGTTCGTGTTGGCGAGGTCCGCGATGGCCGTGATGAAGTCGGAGCCCATCCCGCCGGAGGTCGCGTTGGACGACCCCGCCACCGTCCACGAGGAGTTGTTCCGAAGGTGGTCGATGAGAAGGAAGACGAAGGACGCAGCGGACTGCCCACTGACGTTATTCTGCCCGGTCCCGTTCACTACAATCGCCATGCTCCTGCTCCTGCTTAGATGCCGCTCCAAAGAGAGGGCGCGCCTCGTGCGCCGCCTCTCGGAAACGAGCCTGGAGGCGAGCTTACCTGCCCCCGTGCGCCCATGCTAGTATGGCCGCCCATGAGAGCCGAGTTCCTCGAGATTCCAAAGCCCAGCCCCGGCCCTACGGGGCTAGGCGTTGCGATCAAGGTCTCCGACTTCCGGGAGAAGTCGGTCCAGTTCAACCTGTCGGCAGGCAGTGTCACTCTGGAGGGGTCCAATGATGGCTCCGTCTGGAACGACGTGGGCGGCGGGGCGAAGACTGCCAACGCCCTCGTGTCGGTGGCCTTCACGCTAAAGTTCCTGCGCCTCAACGTCGCGACCGACATTGGAGCAGGCAAGGCCATCTTCGCAGGCATGAACAGCCGCACTGACTAGCAGGGCAGCCCGTCCACGATGGCCTGAAGGCCAGCGATGGTCTGGTCGAGCGAAGCCAGCACCTCGTCCGGTGCCCCAGCCTGCAAGTCCAGCGCGTTGAAAACGATGGGGTTGAGGCCCGCGCTCTGGAGCAGCGGGTTGACGCTGATGTCCAGCAGCCGTTGGAGGGACTCGGTGTTCCCACTCATGGCCGCCGTCATCAGGTCTATGTTGTCCTCGGCGCAGTCGAGGTAGGCGTCGAGCAAGGCAACGCCGCCTAGCTGCGCAGAGCGAGCCCGGCCCCCGCTGACCTCCAGCTTGAGGATGACGATGCGAGCAAGCTGGTCGCGAATGTTCTGGAGGCAGTTAATGATGAGGTTCAGGAGTGCCTTCAGGAGGGGACAGATGGATAGCTGCGGGATGAGCGGCAGCAGGCACGCGGCCTTCTCGAATAGCTCGAGGAGTGAGTCGGTCAAGGCGGACGGGTCAGGGGGCGGGCCGAGCGAGTCAGGAATCGCCTTCGCTACGTTGACCAGCGCAAGGCCGACGTCGATTAGGCACATGAGGGGCGAGAGGATCGCGAAGGACTCATGGATGCGTGGGATGAGGTCTGTGCAGACGTCGGCAGGCACGGGGATGTGCCCGATGCGAGAGTGGTAGCAAATCTCCCCGCCGCCAGGCATGGGGATGCAAATTTGCCCAAGCTGGGCATCGACCACGAAGCAAAGGGCGTCAGTGGCGACCGACATTAGATTGGCAATCCACTCTTGACCACGGTGCGCCCGCCGATGGTCACGTTAGGAGCGCTGAGGATGATGGCGCCATCGGCGTCAATCTGAACGACCGACGTGCCTTTGATTCGCACACCCTTGTTGACCCCGTCAATCTCCAGCACGTCCCCAGTCACCTTGTCCTCGATGTGGCATTCCTCGCGGCCTGGGCGACTGTCGATCTTGAGCCGCCAACGGGCGGTCTCCCACGCAGCCACGAGCGGTGCATCCTCCGGCGAGGTCTCCGCATCGCTGACCTCGGGCGGGACTTCGCCCTCACCGAAGTTCCCGCCCATGTAGTATGGGTGGTCCACGTCGCCCTGCTCGAACCAGACCACGACGTCGGAGCCGACTGGCGGGACATCGTACTGGCCGCGCTGGCTCGAGCCCGAGCCCATGCCCCCGACCGGGTAGGCCCACGCCCCGCCGTCCTCAGGTGTCACGCCGGGCACGTAGATGGTGCAGCGTCCTAGCTTGCGCGGGTCCACGTTGTCCACGACCACGCCGCGATACATGGCGAGGAAGACCCGCCCCTTCTCCATGTCGTGTTCGTTCGGCATCCTACTTCCCCTTCCCGCCCTTGTTCACCCAGACCTTCTGCGTCTGGCCGGTGGCCGGGTCAATAACAAGGTCTTCGGTGAGGTCCTTGCTTTCCTCAGGCGTCGCGGGGGGCTTGGTATTCAATGCCGCCTTTGACGGAGGCGTTGCCCCTACGCCGGCCTGGCCTGGGTACCCCTTGGTGCCGGTGGAGTGGAGTTTCAGCTCCGTGGTGTACCCGCTGCCCAGCTTGTGCCTTGCGCTGGTGACGTAGTACTTCCCCGACAGGCGTTGGGAGATGCCGCGCACCTCGACCACCGACTTGGCGAGGAGCTGCGGATCGCCAACGATGGTGGCCGTCATCTCCACCGACTTGGACGCGGCGCTCCTGAACTTTGCCTTCGCTTCCTTCACCACGGCTGTTGGTGTCGCCTTCGAGGTTGGTGCTACCTCCTCGACCACGGTAGGCGCGACCTGTGGCACGAGGGAGAAGGTGTTAAAGTCGAACACCAAGTCCACAGGGGCGGTGGTGGGACGTGGGGTCGTCGCGTTTGACCCTTCACCAGTTAGAGGTTTTTTCGTCGCGGGGTCTCGACCCTTTACCGTCACCTTGCCGGGCTTCGACTTTGGCTTGGCAAAGATATCGGTCTCCACTTGAAAGGCAATCACGTCGCCCACGTCAGGCGGCGAGTACCACTGGAGCACGCGAACAGGCTTCTGCCCTAGCTGGCGCTGGTGAAAGTGAAAGCCATCAACCTCGGCGAAAAACTCGAAGCCCTCCATCTCGGCGAGGCGTCGAAGGAACTGGGTGTCGGTGAGGCGTGCCTGCACGATGGTCTCCTCGACCTCCTCCGTGTCCTCGATGGTTAGCTCGTCAGGGTTGAATCCGTGTTCCTGCGCGATGGTGCGCGCCACCTCTGCTCGGGTCATGTTGCGGAAGGTCCGCGACCTGACCAGGCGGTTCATATCCGACTCCTTGCCCTGCGCCTCGATGGTCAGCTCAGTCGAGCCTGTTACCTTGGTGATCTTCATGGTCCGTTGAGGTGCCATGTTGCCGGGGTAGCCGAAGGCTACGATGATGGAATTCCCAGGTTTCCAAACAGGCTCGTCGAAGTTGGCGAGGTCCCAGTTCCTCACGTTCAGCCTG